GGCTTCGGGATATATCGTGAAGCTGCAAATCCCGGAAGATGCCCGCCGCAGCTCTGCTGGAGGCGAAAAATGTCGCTGCGACAAAGCCTATGTGGTGGAGATTCAGAATGCTGATGGAACCAAAGCCGACATCGAGACAATTCATTCGAACCATGATGCGAACTTCGTGTATACGGTCGGCGCTACCGTCGAGGTCTCCGACTTTGACGGTGACCGCTGGAACGAATGCGCTCCGGGTATCCACTTCTTCATCGACCGCCGGGCGGCCGTGGAGTATTGATGGGAGAGCCATGAAGGAACAATTTGGCAATATCACGTTGTATAACGCGGACTGTATGGACATCCTGCGGGAGCTTCCGGACAAGCAGTTCGATCTGGCGATTGTAGATCCACCGTATTTTGATGGCCCTAATAAGCTCGGCTATTATGGGACATCCAAATCATCAAAGGGGGTTAAGCGTCCTTTCTATAAGGCGAAGCATTGGACGGTTCCTGGAAACGACTACTTTGAAGAATTAATGCGCGTATCAAAACACCAAATCATTTGGGGTTGCAATTATTACCAATTCCCGTTTGGGTCGGGGCGTATCGTCTGGGACAAAGTGAATGGTCGGAGTTCTTTCTCGGATTGTGAAATTGCTTACTGCAGTATGATTGATACAGTTCGTATGTTCTCGTTTATGTGGAACGGTATGTGTCAAGGAAAGTCGGCTTCAGAAGGTCGTATTCAGCAGGGCAATAAAGCGCTTAAAGAGGTTCGAATACATCCTACTCAAAAACCTGTCGTACTCTACAAATGGCTGCTTGCGAACTATGCCAAGCCGGGTGATAGGATTCTCGATACGCACGGCGGTAGCATGAGTAGTGCAATCGCAGCTCACGATATGGGCTTCGAGATGACGATCATAGAAAAAGACCCCAAATATTACACAACAGCACGTCGGCGGTTGCAATGGCATCAAGCACAACTAAAATTATTCTGACCATGACCCACGCCTCCCTTTTCAGCGGCATCGGCGGTTTTGACCTGGCCGCCGAGTGGGCGGGATGGACGAACGCCTTCAACTGCGAGATAGACCCTTTTTGTCGCAAAGTACTGAAATACCATTTTCCCGATGCAGAACAATATGGAGACATACGAACAACAGACTTTACCATTTGGCGAGACCGTATCGACGTGCTCACCGGCGGATTTCCCTGCCAGCCGTTCAGTCTCGCAGGCAAGCGCAAGGGCACGGAGGACGACCGCTACCTCTGGCCGGAAATGCTGCGGGTTATTCGGACTGTTCGACCCCGCTGGGTCGTTGGCGAAAACGTTTACGGAATTGTTAATTGGTCGGAAGGAATGGTCCTCGACACGGTGTGTTCTGACCTGGAAGCGGCAGGATACGAAGTGCAGCCGTACATTATATCGGCTTGCGGTGTCGGCGCTCCCCACCGACGGGACAGATGCTGGTTTGTTGCCCACCGTACAGACGCAGGGGTTGAAACAATACGAGAAGGGCAAGACGGTTTTCATGCCGTTGGAGTTGCTGCCGACGCCGACTGCGATAGACGCCGGGTCGGGGCGTATCAACCGGAGCCTGTCTCCGGGAGCTGCGGAACGTCCGACATTGGCCCTTTCGGCCAAGATGGGCCTGTTGCCGACACCTACGGTCAACGATGCCACGAATTCCAGTCTCCCGGCCAGCCAAGTCAAACGCAAGAGCGGATCGCCCAGAATGGCAATGCAAAGCGGCGAATACCGAACTGGAACGGGTTCCCGACTGAATCCCCTGTATGTGATCGAAATGATGGGTTTCCCGGTGAACTGGCTGGTCTCTCCTTTCCTGCGTGGTGCCGGGAATCCATCAAAGCATGCGGCAACGCCATAGTACCGCAGGTGGCCTTGCAGATATTCGAAACGATAAAGAAGTACGAAAAGTTATGAAAACACGCCTACTGAAACGACTGCGGCGGGAGGCCCGCAAAGAGTTCCCGGTTTTAATGCTTGCCGAGTGTAAGGGCTATTTCGTAGCATTAAAATTTGCTAATGAAGCGATGAGAAATTACATCCTCCGTCGCGTTGCGGAGCTAAAAGGAAAGAGAAAATGAAAATCAACAGGCAAATAAACGAATGTTATTGCGCCAACTGCCGAAAGTACGAAGAATGCCGAGCCAAAGGAGTATTCGACGAAGATCCGGGCTTCGACTTCTGCGTGAACTATGAGGATGTGAGCTATCCCGATGACGATAACGATGAAAACGATTGAGCCATGAAAAGCGAAAATGCAAAGGAATACATTACACATGCCACGTGTACGGCACAAGAGTATGCTGAAAGATTCGGAGGGCGCGAGTTGGTCGTGTCAAGATGGGATGTGTCTACCGCTATCGAACTCGCCGAGCAGGATGCCGAGGAGCGGATGCGTGAAAAAGCGATTGAGGCATTCAAGTCCTCTTGCGTATACAAGGATGGTTGTGGTGGTGCTGGTCGGGCTTGTGATCTTGCATTGTGTGAAGATTTGAGATTGTTTATTCAAAAACTGAATGAGGAATAAATGCACATTTGCAAACTAAGACAGGAGGCAATGAAATGAGAAGAGCCATAAATACGATCCCGGAAAACGAATATAACCAACTGTTGAGAGAAGCAGCATCCAGGATGAGAGCGAAGATTCAGAATCTCATAGATGATGAAGAGGCATTGCAAAGGAAATTTGATGATCAAGAGGATTACGCAACAGCCGAAAGGCACGACTTTAATAGTAGGGCTTTGCGAAAGGCGATAAACGCCATATACATTACGAGGGATGAAAAACTTTTTGATTGACGGCATTTGGCAGGGACCGCCGGATGGATTCGATGTAAAGGAATGGCTTAACGAAATTGTTTCCTATTCAGGTCTCGATGAATACCTTCAACCAACGGGAGTTATTCGGCGGTTCCAGAGAATAGAACGTGTGCGCCGTAATGGCCGAGGCCGGGGCAAGGCCATCAAGGTTGTTGCCGCAGAGATCTTCGAACATTTCAAAAAGAGGTAGAAATGATACGAGCAAGATTCTATATCAAATTCAAAGATTGCGGCAACGATTATCGGCCAGTTAAATGGCCAATCAAGTATCCGTATTGGTGTACGGGCGGAAGCGTTGACTCTTTCGTTATTGTCGCCTATGCTGAAAATGTCGAGCAAATAAATGATTTATGGCCGGAGGCTTATATGATCGAATGTGAAGAAGTGAATGAAATAACCTTCACTACAAGATTTCCAAAACCGAAGTGGTACAATTAATATCAATGTAAGCCATGAAAAAGATAATGTTTAACGACCGCTACGGTTTGACACAGGCGGTGATCGAGGGCCGAAAGACCATGACGCGACGGTTGATTCCTGATGAGTTCTTCGGACTTACGTGGGACACAAGGGGCGACACCTTGGTTTATGAAAACGAATACGGGGATTTTAATTGATGTCAGGCACTCGAAGTATACCCGCTATAAGGTTGGCGAAGTCGTGGCCGTGGCACAGAGCTATTCGACGATTGCCGCCGGGCATCCGGATGTCTATACGTTTTTGCCCCAGGTGGCTAAAGCGCATAAAATATCCATCGAAAGCGTACATGACCTTGCAGGGTGGAATAACAAGATGTTCACCAAAGCGGAACTTATGCCCCACCAAATCCGCATCATCGGAATCAAGTGCGAACGGTTGCGGGACATTCAGGATGCCGATTGCCTGAAGGAGGGCGTCAGGTATATTCCCAAAATCAACAAGTTTTATTTCGAGGATGTGCGCCGGGAAGCTGGCTTCTATTTCGATGATCACCGTGAAGCCTTCACCATGCTGATCGACAAGGTTTCCGGCCGGGGAACGTGGGCATCGAATCCGTGGGTCGTGGTGTACGAATTCGAACTTGTAAAATAGCAATGAGATGGCTTACTATATTACAGAACCTTTAGCTGGCAGCAACGATGTAGTTGTGTCGGTTTATAAGAATACGGGAGAATATGTCGGGAATATCATTTGCGACAGATATAAATGGAGGATGTCGTCCGATGATGACAGAGATGACATTATTCGAAAGTGTTTCGGCGATAAGAAGTGGATTTGGTGAAATGAGCGACTTGATCTGTCAAATAGTTACCCGTAGAATATATGCTTACGTGGCCGAGATATTCGGGGGACCCGCATTTTGGGATGGCAAGTGGTGTCTTATGGTCGATGTGATTTGGCGGGGCAATGGATGTCCAATACGTGAAAAAATGGTGCTAAAGTTCGACACCGAAGAAGAGGCGGGACGGGTGAAAATCGGGACGATAGCGAAGGATAAAACACTTTATGAATTACTGAAATAGCGAGATTCTCGCAAAATCTCGAAAAAGTTGTAAATATCTTTAAACACTTTAAAGAATTTGAAACATGGAAACGATTGAGGAAAGAGCACGAGAATACGCGCATCAATACCGACGAGATGCGCATGACTTGAAAGGAGAACGAGCCGATGCGGCCTTTGCGGCGTATTGTCAGGGGGCTGAAGATGAGCGTGAAGAGCTGATCCGTTGGCATGACCCGAAAGAGGAGTTGCCGCCTATTGAAAAGGTTGTGTTAGTAAAACTCAACTTCGGAAGAGGTTATGCGTTAGCAGACCGGGGTGACGAGGGGTGGTGGTACGCCGATTCCGAAGAATGGGAAATATCGGATGAGCAAGTCATCGGCTGGCGCGAGATTCACGAATAGAGCTATGGATATTCTAACCCCACATGGCGGCCTCACGAACGAGAAGATTTGCAAGGCGCAGATCGAAGCCGTCGAGAAGAAACAGAACGAATACAAACTGATCGGTCGTTTGACGAAGGTCCCCGGTCACACCCTTTACAAGTTCAATGCGACTACGCGGGAGGCTTCGAAAGCCGAAGTGCGAACCGAGATAACACGCCAATACGATCCTGATACGGATACGGTTATCCGCCATGTCAAATCGGACGTGAAGGTCGAAAAGGACTGCTACTACGAACAGGCATTGAACATGAAGAACTTCATCAAGCGCCTGCGCCGCCAGGGAATCATCGGGGCGGACGAGAATGTGAAAATCGTAAAATGAGATCGTTATGAGAGAAATTAAATTCCGAGGCAAGCGCCTCGACAACGGGGAGTGGATATACGGTTCGTTATTGGTTAGTCATTTCAAAGACGATAAAAAAGAACGATATTTCATCACTCAATTTTCCGGTAATTACACTTTCGAACATGAGGTCGATCCCGCCACCGTCGGTCAGTACACGGGGCTGAAAGACAAGAACGGCAAGGAGATTTGCGAAGGGGATATACTTCTCGACGAATCAGGCACCTATGCCGTAGTTGGTTATTCAATGGGTGCTTTCTATGTTGATTTTGGAGAAGGGTTCGATCTGCAATACTTCACCGAATGTATCCATGAGATATGCGAGGTTGTTGGTAACATCCACGATGACCCGGAACTACTTAAAACTGAATAGATCATGAAAGCTTTCGATTTGGAGGCCGCCAAGCGAGGAGCGGCGGTGTGCACGAGGGGCGGGCTTCCCGTTGAATTTTCACACATCACAAATAGTGCCTACCTGCCTGTTAGGGTGCTTGTTTATGGCGACCCTAAAAAACTGTATTCCGAAATTGGTGCTTATCTTGAAAACGGACAAATGTACCCTGATATTGCAAGTGAGGACGACCTGATGATGCGCGACGATGACTATCTGGAGAAGCTGGAGCGGGGAGAGTATGACCATATTGCTGGCGCCCGCAAAATGGTCGGGACAGCTATTAAGCAAAACTTAAATACTGACCGCGAGTACTGGCGGCGGGTGTATGCCGGGCAGGCGATGCAAAGCGAAATATCCGGATGTTTGGCAGCCGGCAATGGTTTCGATGGCGACAAGGCTATTCCGGGAATCATTGCGAAAAGCTCCGTCATGATTGCCGACGCTCTGATTGAAGAACTGGAGAAAGATGAAAAAGTACTGTAAGTGCGGCGAGTGTGCTTTTCTGAAGAATGAAGGCATAGACGGCTACGGGCAATGTATCATTACCCGGAATATACAGCATTGCGGGGAAATGTGCAGTTTTCAGGACGACAAGCCGGACGAGGTTCAGGCTGTCCGCATTCTGCATCATTTTCAGAAATGGCGGCGGGGCGGCCGGGGAAAACAGCCGAACCCCACGATTATCGGAGATGCCATAGACCGGGCGATACGGACGTTAAGGCGGGAAACCAAAGATGCACCGAAATTTTGAACTGTAAAGCGAAAAGTATGAAAGCGAAAAATACGGATATGGATTGCCGACGCTCTGATTGCGGAATTGGAGAAAACGGAGAAATGATACTATTTCAATATGACTTTTCGGATTTGCACAAAGCTATAGAAGCCATGGAAGGTTTTAACCGAGCGATAGATGATTTTATCCGCAGGCATCCTTCGTGGAACAGTCGCCGCCATACCGGCATTGCCCCTAAACGTTCCCGGACCAGGAAGAAGCAACGATTAACCCGACTGCAACGCCGACTGCAGCGGAGATGAAAAAAGAGGCAATCCCGAAAGATCACCCCTGAACCCATTACAAAGGTAGTGATTAATTCGGATAAATACAATGCCTCAAAAAAAATCTTGTAGAACTGCGGCGAATATCGCTTTGGTTCGCCCAGAAAATAAAATCAAAATATGTGTCCGTGTGACACCGTACGTTTACCAACACTTGGAGGAGGTTGCCCGAGTTAATGGTGTGAGCGTGTCGGTTGTTGCACGGGCTTTTTTGCAACGAGGCGTTGAAGATGCCGTGAATTATTATGAGGATGAGAAACAGATGTAGAGGACGCTTTTTGCCGGAGGTAGCACTCGTCATAGCCCGTAATTACGATTTGCTATTGCGCTTATGCAAGGTTTCCGCGGCCTGTGGCCGTGGTTCGGTGGAGGGTATGGATATTTTCCATGATACGATTTTGATGGTTACGCACGATCTTCGGTGCCTGAATTTCCGTTCGGATTCCGATTTCATCGAGTATTTCCAATATCGCTACCGCATGGTGCTCTACCAAACATGCGCAGATGAAAAACAATATAATCCCTTATTTTATGCCCACGATCTTAAAACCACGGAAAACCAAGAATAATAGCAGTCGTTACGATGCGGAGCGTCGCAAGATCTATAATAGTCGTCGTTGGCAGCATTTGCGCAACATCAAATTCATGAACGATCCGCTCTGCGAGGTATGCGCCGGAAAGGGACTTGCGATTCCTGCGGAGGATGTCCACCACATTGTTTCGTTCATGTCTACGGATGACCCCCAGTTGCGCCTATGGCTTGCTTACGATTATTCCAATTTGATGTCCGTCTGCAAAAAGTGTCATCAGAATATCCACAACGGCAATTTAGAAAAATGAAAATATGGGAAATGTAAGATTTAAGATTCCGGGATCGATCCAGCATGACGAAACGAAACGCTTTATCCGAGATCTGGTCCGCAAATTAAATGACGAGAATAAGATCGGCGTGGCTGATATTCCGAACCTGCATCGTTTGGCTACCAGTTTTGACCAGTATCTCACTGCTATAAATTGGTTGTCTGATCATTCGATGATTACCACAAATAATAAAGGAGAGGAGGTTAAGCATCCGTATGTGAATATCGCCCGTGAGGCATGGGCGCAATATCTCGATGTTGCCAAACAATACGGATTGACTATCAAGAGCAAGGCCCAGATAGATTCGCATAAGCCGGGCGATGGCGCCCCGGACACTCCGCTTGATGAGTATATCCGGGAAAAGCGTACTCGTGGTTAAGGTACCGGGATACATACTATACGCGCAGCGTGTATTGAACGGGGATATCGTTGCTGGCAAGTGGGTAAAACTCGCCTGCGAGCGTTTTTTTGCCTTTATGGAAGATGATCGGTATGAATTCCGCGAAAAAAAAGTTCAGGATGTTATCCGCTTCATTCATATGCTCCGGCATTATACCGGGCGTCATGCCGGCAAGCCCTTTGTGCTCGAATTGTGGCAGGAGTTCGCCGTTGCGAACATTTACGGCTTCTATCGCAAGGAGGACGGAAGCCGTCTGGTGAAATCCGTGTACATGGAGATGGCCCGAAAGCAGGGGAAATCTGCACTTGCGGCGGCTCTGTGTCTCAATAGTCTGATCGGGGAGGAGGAAATGAATGCCGAGGTCTATCTTGCGGCTAACAGTAAGGATCAAGCGAAGATCAGCTTCGGTATGTGCTCGAATTTCGTAAAGAGCATCGATCCTATCGGTAAATACTTGAAACCCTATCGGGATAGGGTTAATTTTGATAAGATGCTGTCAACGTTGCGGGTCTTGGCCGCTGATGACAGCAAACTCGATGGTTTCAACGCTTCAATGTATCTGCTCGATGAGTATCACGCGGCTAAAAATACCAAGCTGAAAGATGTGTTGCAGTCCTCGCAGGGTATGCGAGACGATCCCCTCGGCGTTATCATAACGACGGCCGGTTTCGACAAGCTGGGTCCGTGCTATCAATACCGAACGATGTGCACGGAGGTTTTGAGCGGTTTGAAGCCGGACGATTCTCTCTTTGCGCTGATCTATGCGCTGGATGAGGGAGACGATTGGAAAGACGAAAACATGTGGATCAAGAGCAATCCGAATCTGGGAGTCACTGTGAAACCTGCGTATATCCGCGAGCAAGTGCAGAAAGCTGTGAACTCTCCGTCTGAAGAGGTAGGTATCAAAACCAAGAATATCAATATGTGGTGCGATGCCGATACGGTATGGATTCCGGAGCATTATATCCTTTCAGCTTCGCAAAATTTGAATGTCGATGATTTCCGTGGCAGAGATTGCTTCGCGGGCGTCGACTTGTCGGCCACGAGCGACTTGACGGCACTTGCGTATATGATTCCCACCGATGAGTTCATGTATTTCTTCGTGAAATATTATCTTCCGGAGGCGGCCCTTCAAGAGAAACGCTTCAAAGAGCGTTATAGCGAATGGCGCCGTATGGGGTGCCTTACCGTGACGCCGGGAAATGTTACGGATTACGACTATATTCTGAATGATTTGATGCAGCTTCGTGAGTGGTTCTACCTCCAAAAGGTGGGCTATGACGATTGGAATGCCACGCAGTTCGTTATCAATGCTACGGAGAAGGGAATGCCTATGGAGCCGGTCAGTCAAAGTATCGGTAATTTCAACCGCCCGACCAAAGAACTCGAACGCCTCATACTGTCGTATCGGGCTAAATTCGATAACAACATCATCACGCGCCATTGTTTTCGCAACGTTGTTATGGCCCGCGACCGGAACGGGAACACCAAACCATCGAAACAATATGAAGAAAAAAAGATCGACGGCGTAATAGCGTCTCTGATGGCTCTCTCGGCCTATTTATCTACGCCGAGATACGGTCAGCTCTATTGATTTTACGTTTGTCGGACAAAATGTCGGACAAATTTTTGGTTTATAGTAAAGAGCATGCGATGAATCTGTTCGGCTATAAACTTTCTATTGATTTCCGCAAGGCATCCAAGCAGGAGGTGTCCGGGATTCCCGCATACACGGGAGGTTATCCGGGATTCCTGCAAAGCAACAGCCTGCCGATGCTTCTCTCCACTGTCTATCGGTGCGTGGATCTCATCTCCGGCAGCGTTGCCGTGCTCCCGCTTGAAACTTACCTGCTGGACGAGGAGGGATTCAAGAGTAAATATAAGTCGCATCCGGCCTACTATATCTTGAATTCGGAGCCGAACGAGAATATGACCCGCTACACGTTCATCAAGACGCTGATGGCTTCTGTTCTGCTCCAAGGTAACGGATATGCTTATATTGAACGCAACTCGAAATTGGAGGTCACGCAGCTGATCTTCATTCCGTCGCAGTTAGTGTCTATCGTCTGGATCATGGACGGCCGCGGGATCAAGCGGAAACGTTATCAAATTTCCGGGTTCAAAAATCTTGTGGAGCCGAAGGACATGATCCATGTTCTGAATTTCAGTTACGACGGCATTACGGGCGTTTCTACGCTTACACACGCCCGGCAGACCCTCGGCATCGCTACGGCGAGTGAGGAGCACGCGGTTAACTTTCTGCATAGTCGTGCGAGCGCCGCCGGGGTTCTCAAAGTGGAGGCTGGCCGACTCACTAAAGAGCAAAAGGATGATATCTACGCTACGTGGGATCGGCGCATGAATCAAAATTCCGGAAGCAGCAATATAACGATATTGGAGGCTAACATGTCATATCAGCCGATTACTATCAGCCCGAAGGATTCCCAGCTGCTTGAGTCGCGTCAGTTCAATGTTGTAGACATTTGTCGTTTCTTCTCTGTTTCACCTGTCAAAGCGTTCGATTTGAGTAAATCGAGCTATTCCACGGTGGAAGCTACGCAGTTGGATTATCTGACCGATACGGCATTGTCTGTCATCACGAAAATCGAACAGGAGATCAATCGCAAAGTCTTTTTGCCTTCGGAGCGAGACAGTGTCATTGCCGAGTTCTCCACTTCTGCGATCCTGCGTACCGACAAAGCGGCCCAAGCTGCTTACTTGAAAGATATGTTCTATATCGGCGCGATCACTCCGAATGAAGTACGCCGGGAGAATAACCTGTCTCGTTTGGACAATGGAGATCGGGCATTCGTGCAGGTGAATGTCCAAACGCTTGATGCGGCCGTGACGATGCCCGCGGCCGCCCGTGTATCAAACCTGAATATAACGGACGATCAAAATCAAAATCGAGAATAATGGAAAGAGAAGTCAGGAATATCCAGAGTGAAGTGCGCTTCGCCCCTGAGGAGGGTATGGTCGAGGGTTATGCCATGCTCTTCAATACGCAGTCTGACGGGCTGCCGTTCTACGAAACTATCGAGTCGGGGGCTTTGGATGGGGTTTTGGAACGCAGCGACGTATTTGCCCTGCTGAACCATTCGATTGAGCGCGGAGTTCTCGCTCGGTCGAAGAATGGCAATGGCAGTCTGGAACTTACGGTCGATGACCGAGGATTGAAATATCGCTTCAAGCGGCCGGACACGGCAATCGGGCATGAACTCGAAGAGAATCTCCGGCGCGGTGAGATCGATCAGAGCTCCTTTGCCTTTACCGTTGAGCAGGATAAGTGGGAGCGGCGCGATGACGGCATCTGGAGCCGCCGCATCCTCAAAATCGCGGAGATATTCGATGTGTCGCCCGTATATCGCGCTGCGTATTCTGCGACTTCTGTTTCCATGCGCGGCAAGGAGGAGGCCGAGAAAGAGCTGGAGGAGCAGGAGCGTCGCAGCCGTGAAGAGTATTACGCCAAAGCAGAACAACTTTTTAATATCTAATACATTATGGCAAAAGAAAATAGTATCACCGAACTGCGTGACGAGAAGAGAAGCCTTGCTACGCAGGCACAGGGCATCATCGATGCCGCCCGCAGCGAAAAGCGTCAGTTCTCCGACGCGGAGAATACGCAACTGGGGGAGATTCAGGTCCGTATGGCTGAAATCAACCTTGAAATCGAGACTCGCGAATCGGAGAACCGCGGCAAGGGGCAGCCGCATACCCCGGAAGAGAAATTCTCATTCCGTCGGGCCCTCGTCAATCAGCTGAATCATCAACCCCAGCACGACGCCGAGGCGCGCATGATCGACGAGGCTGCGCGCGCACATGCTCCGTATATGGCCAGCAACTCCGACGGCGGAAACCTCATTCTCCCGATGAATACCCGTGCTGCGCTTACCGCAACTGCGGAGGCTGCAACGGGTGTCGTGATCGACGAGGATCAGATGGAGATGCTGCTTCCGCTGGAGCCGAACCTGGTTCTGACACGCGCCGGAGCACGTATCATGAACGGACTGCGGGGCAATATCTACTGGCCCAATGTCAGCGCCGCGACAGTATCCTGGGAAGGAGAGAACGACGAGGCCAAAGACGGCGCCCCTACGATTTCCAAGGGTACGGTATTCTCTCCCAAGCGCCTTACGTCTATCGTCGAGATCAGCCGTCAGTTGCTGGTGCAGGAGAATGCGAGTGTCGAGGCCTTGGTCCGTCGTCTGCTGGCCACGGCCATCGCTCAGAAGCTGGAAAAGACAGCTTTCAGCAAGGCCTCGCACAACGACAAGATTCCCGATGGTCTGTTCCAGAAGGCGCCCGAGATCGAAGGTTCGATGACGTGGGCGCAGATCGTAGAGATGGAGACCAAGTGCGACACGAACAATACACTGTTCGGAAACCTGGCCTACCTTCTCAACCCGAAACTCATCGGCCTTGCGAAGACCAAGGTCAAGGATGCTTCGGGTGCCGGAGGTTTCATTTTCACCGGGAACGGAGACGGCACGCTGAACGGTTACCGTGCGCTTCGCAGCAACAACATACCCTCTGATCTTCAGGAGTCCGCGGATGAGTATGGCGCCATCTTCGGCAACTGGGCGGATTTCTTCATCGGCCAGTGGGGCGCGATGGACTTCATCACAGACCCGTATACGAAGGCCGGGCAGGCGATGGTGCGTATCATCGTGAACTCGTATTGGAATCTGGGTAAGGTTCGTGACGATTCGTTCGTTACCGCATCCTTCAAATAGAAGCAATGACATGGCTCTGTCCGGAACACCAACGCCCAAATGCCTGACTTTGGCTGAAGCCAAGAGACATTTGAATATCGAGGATGACTTCACCGACGACGATCAGTATATCGAAAGCCTGATCGATGTCGCGCAGGAAGTTGTGTCTCAAGATATTTGTGTGCCTCTGGGGGAGTTGATAGGGAAGGCCGGGGGACTCCCGGCCCCCCTTCGGCAGGCCATGTTGCTCATGATCGGAAACTATTACGCCAGCCGCGAGAGCGTGGCTTTCGGTGTTCTGGTCCAAGACACCAAGGCTTATAGGCATCTTATCGCGCTTTACAGGAACTATTCGAGATGAGAGCAGGATTGTTACGTGAGATCGTCGTGTTCAAGGAACCACGTATGGTTCAGACTGCTACGGGAGCTGTTAGCAAAGAGTATGTTGCAGTGCATAGGTGCCGGGCTTATAAAAAACGGTTTTCCAATGTAACCGACAAGGATAAGGTAGATGCCAAAGAGGAGTTCTATGGGCATTTCGGGGTCTTGCAGGTTCGCTACAGCCCGAAGATCAACGACCGTCAGATCGTGGAGTTCCAGGGCGTGGATTACAAGATCATTTTGCTCGACCGCAATATCACGGATAACACTTATCTGGTCAACGTAAACAAGATGAACGAATGATAGTCGTAGATCTACAAACGCGTCAGGCCGCCGAGTATTTGGTTCGCAGTCTGGATGCCTTTGATCAGCAAAAGGCGATCAAGGAGGGCATGCTTCGCGCCGCAAAGGTTTTTTCGCGCCGGGGGCGCAGTAATCTGCGGTCGCGCCTGATGGGAACGAGCAAGAAAGGCAATCTGCTCCGGGCTTTCGGCGTGGTGTACCGCAAGCAGTATCTTATGTCGCTGGCTGGATATACGGGGCGCGGTCGTCATGCCCATCTGGTAGACTTGGGAACGCGTCGTCGCAGGACCAAATCCGGGAAAAATCGAGGTGTCATGCCCGCCAACTACTTTTGGAGCGATGCCCGCCGGAGCGAGGAACGCTCGGCGATGCAGGAGATCCTGCATGGCATCGAGCTCGCAATACAACGTATTCAAAGCCGAATGTAATGGGACGCGCGGACAAGAAATTTACGACAATCACCGAGGTCGTCAAAATACTTCGGAGTTCCGAAGATTTGGCTGCGATGATCGGCACCAAGATCTTTCCCATCATCGCACCGGAGGGTACCCCGGGAGATTTCGTCTCTTATCAGCGAGATGGAATGGATCTCGAATGGTCCAAGATGGGGCCGTCTTTGCAGCGTTCCTATTTCTATATCAACGTTGTAAGCGACGATTACGACCGGAGTCTCAAAATCGCCGATATAATTTATGACGCATTGGATGGAGAATGGCAGAATCCCGATATGTGCATCCGTTTGACGGATTATGCCGAGGATTATATCGACAAGAAATATTTACAGGTACTTCAATTTTCAATTCAATAAACTATGGCAGAAAAAAAGTATGATTCATCGAAGGACATGATCACGGGCGATAAGCTCATGCTCTTTGTTCAGACAGAGGCGGCCGGAGTGGAAGGCACTCCCCCCGCGAAGATTCTTCCCATCGCGTTCGGTACGTCGTGCGGCATCGAGATCAGTACCGATACGATCGACACCAGCAGCAAGATGTCCGGGAACTGGAAAGAGTTTCTTGTCGGTCAGCTCGGATACACGGTGTCGAGCGAATCTCTCCTCTCGCTCAAAACGGGCCATTGCTCGTTCAACACATTGAAGCGGTTGATGAAAGAGCGTATGCCCATCCCGTTCGTCATGGCAAAGACCGCAGAATCCGAAGGTGATTTTCCGCAGGGCGATAGCCTTGTCAAGGGAGAGGCGATTATCACGGCGTTGAGCATGACCGCTGACAACGGTTCGATCTGTACTTCAAGTATTACACTCCAGGGCACCGGCGAATTGGCTGACGGTACACTCGTGGAGTAGCAATTTTGCAGTTAGGGCGGGCGGCTTCCGCCGTCCCCCCCCCCTTTTTTTAACGTATGGACATCAAAACCAGACTTGACATCGAGGCCATCGTTCGATGGGAGCAAATGACCAGGCGCAGTTTTCTCCGCATGGATTTTTCCGATGAAAACGATATGCGTAGATTGCTGTATTGCGCGACCGTGACATGTGCCGCCGAACCGTTCACGTTCGATGTATTCGAACAGACGCTTCAAAGCGAAAAGATCGTTGCGGCAGAGGTTCGTTCTCTGACGGCTTACAGTGCTTTTACAGCGCAGTTTTCCCGCAAATCGGATTTCGGAAGCAAGTCTGATGCTGATATGACACAAAATGTCACGATAGGCTCTATCGCCGCGAAACTGATTGTAGCTGCGGGCATGGATGCCCATTTCGTGATGCACGAAATGTTTGTCGAGGATCTTCCCATGTATATCGAGGCTTTGAATGACAAGCTTCGTCACGAAGAAGAATCCCGAAGGCTGTGGACGTTTTACGCGGTTCTTCCCCATGTTGACAGCAAGAAACTCAAAAATCCTCAAAAGCTCCATGTTTTTCCGTGGGAGGCCGAGGAGGCGGCCCGTAAAGCCCGGGAGGAACTCACACGTAGCGAGCAGGAGTTTTACCGGTTTATGAATGGTGAACTGATAGACATGAATGCGATTCAATGGCATAAAAAATCCTTATCATGAGCAGTAGTAAACTTTCCTTTTCGATTGCGGTAAAGTTATTGACGGACAACTTTAAAAAAGGCTCTGCCTCCGTCAAGAGCTATCTGCGCTCCATGCAGATGCAGTTCATGTCATTTGCCGCAGCAGTGGGCGGAGGAGCCATCGGGCTGTCGAATTTCGTATCGAAGATGATCGAGACGGCGAAGGAGACCTCGCGCGTCAATATCGCCCTGAAAAATGTTTCCAAATCGACCGGGGAATATGCGGACCACCAGAAGTTCATCATCGGACTGTCGAAGAAATACGGCGTGCAGGTGAACTCCCTGACAAGTGGGTTTGCCAAGTTCAAGGCCGCGGCTGATATTTCGAACATGGCGCTCTCCGATCAGTATAAAATCTTCGAGGCCGTTTCGCGCGCTGCGGTGGCTTTCGGTTTGAGTGCCGAAGATCAGAGGGGCGTATTCCTGGCCTTGTCGCAGATGATGAGCAAAGGAAAAATCCAAGCCGAGGAGTTGCGTCTTCAAATGGCCGAGCGTCTCCCGGTGGCGATTCAGGCTATGGCGAAAGCGGCCGGCGTCTCTGTCGAGGAGATGGACAAGCTGATGAAGAAAGGCAAACTCTATTCTTCGGATGTTCTGCCGCGATTTGCCGAGGCCCTCGACGAGATGATTCCCAATATCGACACCGACAACCTCATGACGTCACTCAACAGATTGAGTAATGCCGTCGTCGATATTGTCAAGAATTGGGGTATCGAGGAGAGATTCAAATCCATCGTCGATGTCGTTTCGCGGCTGCTTGGAGGTTTGGCCAACAATGCCAAAACCGTATTTACCGGGCTTAAGGTACTCCTTACAGCAGGGTTGGGCAATGCCGTATACCGGGTAGGTAAGTCCATTGTCGATAACTATGATAAGTTTGTTTCGGCGTCAGTAAAAGCGCAGGAGACGCTGAAAACCCGGCATGAGGCGACCATCCGGGCACAAGAGGCCTTGGATAGGGCGTCCGCAGATTTGTCGATAGCACGCGAGGCGGAGAAAGTCGCGGCCGTAGAGGGCTCCGAGACCCGGAAGCGGCGGGCCCGGAACGCTACGGCAAATGCTGAAAAGGCTCTTACGGCTAAAAATACAGCCTTTATTAAAGCCCAGGAAGCCGAGAAGGTTGCCGCGACCAAGGTGACAGCCTCGACACAGCAGGCTGCCGCCGCGAGTGGCGCCTCGGGTTGGACACGGGCATTCAATATCGTTAAGTTTAACTTCGCAAGGCTCGTTGCGACGATGAAAGCGGCAGCGATGGCAACGATTTGGACGGCCGCCATCAGCGCTGTGATGGCCCTCGTCGGATGGCTTGTAAAAGCCGTAAGGGAAACGAGCCGCATCAAGAATATCGTCTCCGACATGCGGAAAGAACAGGCGAAGCCTATTGATCTGGATTCGGTAGACAAGCTTTATAGAAATCGGGATATAATCTTCTCTCGAAACAGTTCCGAAGAGGCGCGTGTCGGAGCCTTGAAGCAAGTGAATGACCAACTGGGGACCTCGTTTAAGTTGGAGGATGCCGCGAAAGGCAAGGCTTCCGAACTGAACAAAGAGATCGAACGTCGAGTCCAACTTTTACAGGCCGAAGAGAAAATACGGCGCACCCACGAAGCATTGCAAAGCAAGAAGGAAGAGCTTCGAGAATTACAAGGGACTGAAAAGTATAAAGATGCTAAACGATGGTTCCCGGCTACTTATGCGCGGCAGCTTTCAATCGGAGTGAAGCCCGATGATATTAAATTGCCGAAACAGTCGCCATTATATGAGGAGCGACAGTTAAAACAAGCTATTGCGGAACTTGAATTTACTTTGCAGGATGCAACGCGAATACAGGCGGAATTGGGAGGTTCCAAGGCATCAACCGCCCCTCCGTTGTTTGGCGATGAAAGCGGAAAGAAGGGCAAGAAAACGGAGCTGGAGAAGCAGCAGGAGAAATATACCGAGTCGTTGAGGGCCTTGCAGAAGAAGCTCGATGCCAACATTATCACGCAAGACGAATACGACGAAGCCCTGCGGGATTTGATCGAGAAGTCCTACATCGACGCTTATTCCTCCGGAGACAAGGGTGTGTTGGAGAGCGAATACTACAAAGCTCTTGAAAACTCTTTCAAAAAACTTCCCCGTGGTGAAGCCTATAAAGCGGAGCGCCAGCGAATAGATATTCTGAAAGAGTACAGCGATTCCGTCAAGCGCCGCCAGGCGGAGCTCGAAGCGGGAGCTATCACCGAAAAGGAATACCGGGAAGCGTTGTTCGACCTTACGCGCGAGGCCCGTAAGAATCTGGCGTCGAATATGGCCGGAGCCGATGATTTCGAGCAGGCCTATTTCAGAGGATTAGGCGACTTGACCCGAGGGATGGCTCCGAAACCGGAGTTGAAAGCGCGTGATGCTTCCCGCGACTACAAGAAAACGGATATCGACATCTTGGAGGAATCGCTGTCTGTCGCCGAGCAAAACCGGGATATATTCCGCCGTCTGGCCGAGGAGACAGGAGGGATGTTCTCCGAAGAACTTTCGGCTGCGATGTCCAATGTCAAGACTCTTGAAGAAGCGTTGAAAATCGCCGAAGCCAAGAAGGCAGTTGAGGAACTTACAAAGGAACTCCGCACGGGTGCCTATAACGGTGTGAAAAGCATTGTCGGAAGTGTGGACAACATTGCTTCGGCGTTCGAGCGGGTAGGCGATGTCTTGTCCGATGGGGATGCATCGGCCTGGGAACGTATCATGGCGGTTTGGGAGGCTATGACAAGTATCTCGGATGCTTTTATTCAGACTATCGAGATTATCGAACGGTTGACGAAGGTCAAGGAGATGCTGGCCAAAGCGGAGCTTGCCGGAGCTGCCGTGTCGGATACCGTAACGGAGAAGAAAGTTGCCAATGCTGCGATAGGTATGGCCGCAGATGCCGCCGAAACGGAATCTACGGTAGTGAATGCCGGGACCAAGGTTGCAGCTAAAACGGCCGAAGGAGCGGCTTCCGCCGGAGCAAGCGCTGCGAGCCTGCCGTTCCCATGGAACATCGTGGCTATCGGGTCTGCCATTGCCGCCGCTCTTGCGGCGTTCGCTATGATTCCCCGCTTTGAAAACGGCGGTATCGTAGGTGGAAACTCCTCGACGGGAGACAAGATTCTCGCGCGTCTGAATTCCGGAGAGCTGGTGCTCACCAAAGACCAGCAGGGCACGCTGTACGGACTTCTGAACAATCGGGGCCGTTCGGTAGAGGTCTCGGGGGAATTCAAGGTCCGGGGGCGTGATTTGGTTGCCGCAATCGACAACAACAACAAATTCAAAAAAAGGGTCAAATAGATGAAATACCTGCGTTACTATTCCGGCTTTTACAGTCGCGACAATATTCCGTATCGCATCGAGATATGGCAGGACGCCGAGGCGGCTTTCGATCCGGAGCGCATTACGCTTGCAGCTGACCCGGTAGAGATAGAATGGGCGGAGGTTGACAAGCTGGAACCCGTGCATAGCAGTTCCGCGACATTGAATATGGTTTCTCTGTCGGACCGTTGTTTCGCCGATCTTTATACTGTGGCCCCCGGAACGATACGGCTGGATATTCTGCGCAATGGAGCGTTGTATTGGTCTGGAACGCTCGATACGGAGCTTTTCGAGGAGCCGTACTCATACAAGGACCGCTACATTACGACCGTGACGTTTTCCGATTTCGCTGTTTTGGATCGCATGGATTGGCAGGATCGGGGAGCTAAAACCATGTCGGAGGTTTTGGAAACATGCCTTGCCGCTGCCGGGTTCAACAGAGGTGTTCTTGAAAAACGGGTTTCCACGGGGTTGGCCGAAGGTTACACAGGAGACCTTTTCGATGATTGTTCGCTCATGTGCGATAATTTCTTCGATGAAGACGACGAGCCGTCCAGCATCCGTGAAGTATTGGATGAAATGCTACGGCCTTTTGCGTTGAGGCTTAAACAGAAAAACGGCAAGCTGCTCCTTTACGACATTAACGGGATTTACGATACCGCATCTACGGCCGTGCAATGGCGGGGCACGGATGCCGAGATGGGGGTGGAACCGGTGTACAATAAGGTTACAATTACTTTTTCTCCGTATGCTTCCGCTACGTTGTTCGATGGGACGCTTGCCCCCGATGATATACTTACCGATCAGGCGGATGTCGCCGGGGAGGAAATGGTGTATACCGATCGCACTCTCAATACGGAAGGATTTCGTTTTACATACGGCGCATCCGGAACGCGACGGCTCGGAAAGCTGGAGTTGACAGATGCCGGAGGCCGCCCTTTCCGTATTGATCCGGAGTATAGCGGCAGTAATGCCGCCGGGGTGATGTGGGGGTACAGGACCGGCACCGATTGGCACGGGTCGAGGCCGCAGAATCCAGTTGAAGGTGATTATGGCACGTATCCTACTATGGATACATGTCATAAGATGATAACCTTGCCCAAAGTTCGGGTTTTGAGCAACCATGACGCGAATGGACGTCGGTATAGGATGCGGGTTACATTGAGCGTGCTTTTCGATGTTCGCTACAATCCCTTTGAGCCTGCCTCCAGGAAGAACGAGGAAGGCAATTGGGATGATTTTGCCAATTGGGTAAATTATGGTTATATCCCTGTCCGTATTTTGTTGTACGACGATGCGGGTAAGGCCCGATATTATTACGATAACCATATGGTTCGGTGGAATGAGGATCCTACCTATGGTGGCACGTGGAAAATGATGGTGGAATCCACCCAAGAGGATATTCAAATTTCGTGGTTAAGCTTTTATGATTTGAGTAACAGGGAAAGCAACACGGGCTTCGGCGGGTGGCAGGAGAACAAACGGGCGCTCGGATATTATAGCGGGAAACTCACGGATTCATACATAAAGGCACCCACCGGAGAACTTCTACCCTCGCTGCCGATATCGGGGTACATCGAGGTTATGATCTATTCCGGTGTGTGGCGTCGTGACAATAACGACAATTATCCTTTCCCTCACAAGGTGTGGACTATATCCCGATGGCTCCTGTACAAAGATCCCAAGATTGAGATTGTGAAAGATAACGGCCGGGACATCGAAGAGGAGGATATCGAAGTTTCCGCTTGGATCAACAGGCAGGCAAAAGAAGGGTTGGATATTTCGACGATCATAGGCACCTCGCAGGTGCTTGTACCTTCGGGGCGGGGTTATATTCTGAAAACGTCGGATTTATCCATACTCCAAACATTTAATCGGGCCTCTGTAACGGATAGTCTCGAACGTCTGTTAGCCGGTACCGTGTATTCGAATTATGCCCGAAGGATGTCTACACTCAACGGTACCGTGGCGTTGATTCCCTCCGCGGAGGTTTTGTCCGATGTTTCATCGGACAATGCGAAATACATGTTATTGAGCGAGGTGCAGAATCTTGCTGCGGAAACCAGTGAAATCAAGATGGCGGAGATAGCTCCGGATTCATACGAAGGAATAGAATATGAAAAATAAATTCAATGTCATAGAGCGGTTCGTCACGGCTACACCTCGCAGTAAGAGACTGGCAGGAAGTGTTACAAATGGCGGTGTTGTCATTTCAGGATCGGACGGTGCCGGAAACAGCGCTGTGGACCCTAATTCACACACGCATGCCAATTATGAACTTTTAGAAAAACTTTCCGAACAGGACGGGTATTTGACACTCAAAGCAGAGAATACATCGGACGATCCAGATGCTCCGCCGTATCTATATGATAAGGTCAAAGCCGGATATTCCGATGATGCCGGTCATGCTGATGATTCCGATCTTTGGACCAAACATGCGTTTGGCGACTACTTGGACCAGCCGTTGCGCAAGACCGATGAGGCGCAATTCAAGGCGGTGGTAGGCAGCTTTCGCACCCCGGATTTTGCAGGCGGCATGACGGGGACTGGAGGCCGCCGATGGAATCGGTGAACTCGAAGATCTTTTGGTTCGGCGAAGCCTTACGGTTCCGGAACTGAACTATAACCGGGTTGAAATATCGGTCGGCGATGATTGGAGTGCTCCTGGGGGCGGTACTGTCAAGGATGTAGATACTGCGCAGCAGTTGGTGACGCTCAAACTGGAAGATGGTGAGCGCGGTGCCGTGGCGGTCGGTGATATCTGTATGGGTATTTTTCACAGCGCAACACTGTCGGACAATGCTGTTGAGGATTCAGACGACAGCCTCGGCAACAGGACTTTTGCGGGATTTGCGACGGTTTATTTCCGTATCACGGAGGTGTTTGGGGATCATAACGAGCTTTTTAAATACGAATTGAGGCCCACCGTGCAAATCCAACCTATGGTTTCTATGAGGTTCGTGGCCTATGGGTCCTTTACGGACGCCTCGCGCCGTACATCCCGGTACTCGACACGCACCTACCAGCGTTATCTGCGTGGTGTTTCCGATTGGGAGTTCACGGCGGATAACATTGCTGCCCAGTTCGGTGATCTGTCGAACCTGTCCGTTTTCGGGCTCTCCATGTCAGGATATTCCGCATACCTGAACAATATCTATATGTCGGGAGTAATTCAGCAATTTACGCCTGAAGGAGAAGAAGTGCCTACAATTATTGATCGAGGCATCTGGAACTCCGCTTCAATATACAATAAAAATGACGATGTATATTGGAACAACGCCCGATGGCGCTGCATCCAGGACGGAACTACTTCCGAACCGTCAGAATCAGCCGTAGGATGGGTATTGTTGGAACAGGCCATAGTCGGTCCTGATGGGTACTCGGCTATCCCTGTATATCGGTTGTCTCCCGATGAACCTGCAACGCCTACGGGAACCTCGTTACCTCCCGAAGGGTGGACACTCGATGTACCCGCCGCCTCTGATACCGAAGCTGTATGGATGTCTATTGCTTCAGTTAAAGACAATGCTGTATTTGCATGGTCCAGACCGAGCCGGATTAGCGGCAAAGACGGCGCGCCCGGATTACAAGGGTGTATTGTACGTATTACCGAATGGTCTGCGGGCGTGGAATATCGCAATGATGTTCAGCTTAATACAAGCGATTTACGGTATATTGATATAGTCACAGTAAATAACAATGGCAATCAGCTCAAGTACCAGTGCATCACAACGCATACATCATCAGAGGTTAACAAACCGGGGCTTGCTGGATCGGTAGCCTTCTGGCAGCAGTTAAACGATATGGTTCCAATCTATACCCCACTGCTGTTAGCCGATAATGCAGTCATTAACTTCTTGCAGGGTATGCAACTGCTTGTTCACAACAAAGCAGGCAATATCGTCGCAGGAATGGTAGGTAAATCCATCCCTTTATTTGTGGGGTCAAGCGATCCTGCAACCTCGCCTTTCCGCGTCAACGAAGACGGGGCATTGACAGCTACAAAAGCTACTGTTGCTGGTGAAATCAACGCTGAAAGCGGCGTTATTGGCCCTTTTAAAATCGGCGTTGATTCCGATCAAGATTCGTTAATAGCGGAAGGTACAGGCAAAATCGTATTGGGTAGCAGTATAGCCTATTTAAACCGGGGGGCTATTTTAAGCGATATACACCGGCATTTCGATGTAAGCATGTTATATGGCCCAGTTGCTACACTTCGATCGATAAACAATACTGCCGGAACGGATAATGCTTACAATATGGGGTTAAATATATCAGTGTTTGGAAAATACATGAAGGGGCCAGCCGTCGATAATATTCCATCGGGGAACCACGCCATATATGTAGGATCGGGTGATTTTTGTGGATTTAGGCCATATAGTAGATATTTCGACCCTGGAGCACACCAATTAGAAAGATATGACACGATTGTTTTGGCGGGTAGCGAAAACGGTAATATAACTTTTTATTTACCAAGTGATCCGGGGCCCAATCATTTAATCATTATCCGCAAATTATCTGACAAAAATACTGTATATGTCAATGGAAACGGCAAACAGATAGTATGGAACGACTCTAATGCTTGGGTAAATGGTAAAAGTTTTACAGGCAGACGGGCTGTATCGATCCTATACAGTGAAGATCTCGGCGTATGGGTACAATGGATTTCAAGTAATTAATAGAATATTATGCAATCAATTCGTGTAGGTAAAGACATTGAGGTTCGTTGGCCGATATTGACCAACGGGCAGGAGATCGCTCTCGAAGGGCGCGATCTGACCCTTTTTGCCCGCCTGCCCACATGGGCCGAAGTGCGCGTTGATTTCACGGCAGAAGACAATGTTGCAATATTCATTATCCCAGGGGTCGAACAGGAGTTTACCGGTACATACAGCTTCACGATGTGGGAAAACTACGGCAAAGACGGACAAACGATGGTGGATTGTTGCGATGCTTTCCGACTCGTAGACGCTACATGTATGGAAGGCGACGTAAAAGGGTTGAATATGGGAACTGTTGAATTACCCCCTTCGAATATTGTTCTCGGGGTCCCGGGTCCTCGGGGTTATTCAGCGTACGAGATTTACAAACAATATCATCCCGAATCGGACATAACCGAGGAGGAGTACGCGCGAAATCCGGTAGATGCGGCAGATGGGGCCTTCGTTGCAATCGACAGAATTGAGAAAAAAGAGAAACAGATAGATGCCGCTGAACAACAACGCGAACAAGAGGAACAAATACGATATACATCCGAAAATACTCGTGTGGAAAACGAAACGCTTCGGATAAATGCGGAAGAGCAGCGGGAGCGTAATGAACAGGTCCGCATCGCTGATGAGCGACGTCGGATTAACAACGAGCAATCGCGAGAGTCTGCGGAAAAGATTCGCGAAGAAACCGTAGCAACTGCAACCCAAAAAGCCGACACCGCGTCCGCCAACGCCGACCTCCAGGCCGCGCGTGCGAAGTCTCTGGCCGACCACCCTCCGAAGATCGTGGATGTCGGGGGGCTCAAATACTGGGCTTTTTGGGACGAGGCGACCAAAGGCTACGTAACCTCGGAATACCGGGCGGACGACGGCACCATTGTGCAGCAGGTCGAGGGTTCTGCCGTTTCATTGGACGTCAAGGGCGGAACGATGTACCTCTGCGGAGAACTGACGTCGCTGACGCTAACGAGCATTCCGACGTCTACGAAACTCTCGATCATCCGCTTCGCGTCGGGAGCGACCAAGACGCAGTTCTCCTATCCGGAGGACTTCAAGATCACCGGATGGACGCAACCCGAGGAGAATAAGAGTTACACCATCTGCATCCTGTTCGGTGCGGGCAACATGACCTACGATGAATAGTCTGCTCTATTACTACAACAACGTGCAGAAGATGGCCGCCTACCGGCAGGCCAAGAGGATGCAGCGCGGGGTTCTTACGGCGCAGGGCGGATTCTCGACGACGGATCCGGCCTTGCTGCATGTGCCGTGTACGATTCAGTGTGTATTTGTTCCTCAAACATTTGAATCAAGACAATGCGTGTTTGATACGCACGGATCTAGCGTATCTCCGCGAATTGATATTTTGGGAAATGGCCGAATGTCGATTTACCATTCGGGCACTGACAAAACGATAGATATTAGCATAGGGACACTATATAATATCACTTTTGTCACAACAGAAACAGAACAATCTGTATATGTTGGAGGAGAACTACTTGGAAGCGCGCCGTATTCAACACCTCAATTCGCATACTATGTAATAGGGGCTCTTACGGGCAGGTTTATGTATAGATTCAAAGGTGACTACCTTCTGCACCGGCACTTCAACTACGCCATGAGCGCGGACGAGGTGAAGGCCCTCGACAACAACGGCGACCCGATGGGGTACGTCGTGCCGAAAACATCTCGATATTTTGAAATGTTTTATAATAGCGACTTTTCATCTGGTGTAGATGGATGGAAAGGCACGGCTGGATCACTGGATTTGACGGTTCAATCTAACAATGGCGTATTGGAATTGAGTGGTAATTATAGTACTTATCAAATTATTAGGAGCATAGGCTCAGCACCAAAATACGCTACAAGATATAAAATACGTATTGAACTTGAGGAGCCTATATTGGTGTCTTCATTTAAGTTTTACCCGTTTTCAACATCGGCAAGTATATCGGCATCTTTTTCAGAACCTACCGCTGTTTTTGAAGGAGTAAGCCGTATATTGGAAGCTGGCTTGAACAGAAGTTGTTATTTGTATATATACGGCGTAACCCCAAATACCGTTGTTAGGATCAAGTCTATTTCAGTAGAGCCCGTCGGCCTCATCGCCGAGTACCTGCCGCAGAATCTGATGGAGTCGAGAAAAGGACCGGCGGTTGAACCGAAAGCAAAAATCTATGAATTTAACATAGGTGATGAATATTATAAATCGGTTCTTACTCAAGCAAAATATCCTTATGATTGTATATATCGCGTAGACTATGTGGTTGATGAGTGGGATTACCAACCTAAACCAATAGGATCAGTAGGATTTTTGGGCCTTACCGGGGCAACTATTTTAACTCCGGATGGCCAAGATTGGAGTACGCTTGAAAAAGCTAAAGTAGGTGAATCTCGTACTCTTCTTGTTAAAATGCCAGGATCCGGAACTCCTGCCCTTTATATATATGGAGGTAATGACGATGAGACAGCAACGGCACGTCATCTCAAAGTAACGATCAAGGGGATCACTCCGGTGTCTGTCCCGATCTCCTGGCTCGACAGCGCGAAGCAACTCCCCTTATCCGACGAGTACATGGAGCCGCTGTTCCAGTCAATCAGCGGTTACGACATGATGGCCAACGGTGCGCCGGAGATCCTCTACAACGAATAACAAACAGCAATCGCTATGCAATACGCCAAACTTGAAAACGGATATTTGATCCCGGCCCCCGGCGAGGTGCGGCAGGGCGGGATGGTCATCATGAACCCCGGGCTGGAGATCCTCGGCCCGATGGGGTACAAACCCGTGGAATATACGGAGCGCCCGGAGATCACGACCCCGGGCAACGATCTCCGCGAGGTCTACACCGAAGAGGCGGACCGCATCCGGGTCGGCTGGGAAGAATACACGCCCGAACCGGAGCCGCAGCCCGATCCCGAACAGTTGCGGGAAATGGCCTACCGGGCCGAAGCGGATCAATATCTGATGGCCTACGAAGGCTATCTGGCCGAGGGCAAGATACTCGAAGCCGACGAGCAGAAGGCACTCTATCTTGCCAAGAAGGCCGAGATCAGGGAGCGGTTCCCGGATAAGTAACCTGTCGGTCGAACTCTCGAAATACCACAAATATATGAAAAGACTTATCAATAAACTCATCGGATGGCTCAACGCCATCGCTAAAGACAAATACCAACACTTCGCAGTCGGGGCGGTCATCGCCTCCGCGGCGTTGATCGTGGCCGTGCCGTTGGGCGCCTTGTGGCGGTGGCTGCCTTTCGCCGTCTTGACGGCCGCCGTTGTCAAGGAGCGCAAGATCGACCCGAAAGCCGACATGCAGGACATTCTATGGACGCTCGCAGGAGGAGCCGTAGGATGGGCGGTGTTCGTCGTGTTTACCCTAACTGCGAGATAAGATGGACTGGACTACGATCATCATTTCCTTGGGCGGGGCGTTGTTGACTGGCGGCGGAGCCTTGTCTTTGCTTTACTATAAAGAAAATCGTCGGGCCAAGCAGATCGACAACGAAAAATCCGTCGTCGAGGAGTGGCGCGGGATCGCCGAGGAGCGGAAGGCCCGCTGCGACGAACTCAAGGAATCACTCGACCGGAAGGATGCGAAGATCGACGCCCTGTACAAGGAGAATTCCGAGCTGCGCAAACGAAACGACAAACTATCCTCTGCGAATACTGCGCTGTCGATTCTCAAATGCAAAGTCCTGGGATGCGACAAGCGCCAGCCGCCGTTCGGCAAGAACGAAAACTGTGAATCGTAAACAAAACATTTCCAAATAGCTATGACATCGAGAGGATTAAGAAACAACAACCCGCTGAATATCGAAAAGACGAAAGGCAGAAACCCCTGGCAAGGAGAGATCGTGCCGTCGAAGGACAATCGTTTCGCGCAGTTCACGACAATGGCCTACGGGTATCGGGCTGCATTCAAACTGCTGAACAATTACCAGCGCAACTATGGGCTGGACACCATCCGGAAGATGATCGGCCGCTGGGCGCCCAGTAACGAGAACCACACGGACGCCTACGTCCGCACCGTGGCCGAGAGATCGGGTGTACCCGCCGACAGCCGAATCACCGCGACCAACCGGGATGTGATGGTTCCCGTAGTTGCGGCAATGTCGTTCGTGGAAAATGGCGTGGAAGCCAAAATGTCCGACGTACAGTCAGGATGGGATTTATTCATCAAGGGATGAAACCTCTGATTTCGTACCTGCTCGCCGCGCTTGTCGCCGGGGCGATGCTCTTCGGATGGGGATACCGCCGGGGAGCGGCCTCGGTGACCGTGCGCGACAGCGTATCGGTCCAGCTCAAACCCATGCCGCCTGTCACGGTCACCATCCGGGAGCCGTGGCCTGTGGCCGTGCATGAACCGGCAGACACGGTGTGGCAGACAATCCCGGCCGATACCGGGGCGATCATTGCCGACTACCTCCGGACGCGGGATTATCATTTCGACTTTTCGTCCGATTCTACCGGACAGTTCATTGTCGATGCTTCGGTAAGCCGTAACCGATTAATGGAGATAACGCCGACCATTGTCCCGATAATCAGGGAGGTCGAGCGGGTGCGGACCATTACCCAACCTTCTACAAAACGCAGCAGGTTCGCTGTGACGGCCGGGGTAGGCGTTGGATACACGCCCCAAGGTTTTCAGCCTATGGCCGGAGTGCAGGTCGGGATCGTACTGTGGAATTTTTAGAATTTTAATACGGTTAGCTTTATTTGAAGACGAAAAAGATGCGTATTTATTTGGCTATGAATCGCTGTTAAGTAATCGCCATCTCGGGGGCGGGCGCAAAAAATGCCCCCGCCTTCACCCACGTCTCTCTTACCTTCCGTGGGTGATAAAGGTGCCACAACACCAAGGCAGGGGCAATAAGCCTCTCCGGGTGTTGTGGCACCAGTTGTTTGTAAGAGAGACTACAAAACTATAAAAAACATCGGATATGTGCAAATCGGAAATTTTTAACAAGGTGTTAGACGCGGTATCTTCACAGACGGAGATCACCCGGGAGCAGATTCTGTCTTCCTGCAAAAGCGTGGAAGTTGTAGATGCACGATGTATCTTGTTCCATTTATTGCAAGAGCAGGGCTTGTATCCAGGACAGATTGCGGCGCAGGCACGGAAAACTCCGGCGGCCATACGCTATCTTCAGTCGCATTTCGAAGACCGGATAAAAGCGAATAAAATGGTGAAAATATATTTGCAAAATATAAGAAAGCACATCGAAAGCAATTAATGGGGATTGAGCCGATAAGCGATGATATTTGTGCTGTAGTTTAATCACTACCTCAATCGCCGAAGAGGTAAGAGGCGGATTATTGCACAACAAAGTTATGGATTCCAACTTAACGACCGCCGATTTTTTGGCACTGGAGAATCGAGGATTTGGCCGTAGCTACGACAACTACG